TTGCAGTATCCACTTCATTTGCTTTAGTCTGTGGTACAGATGCATTAGGAGGTGTATTACCGTGTCCCTCATTAACTAATTCGCCCTGATGTTGGAGGTATTCTGCCACTTGTCTATAAGCTACTACATCAGGTACATTATCTAATCTACCTACTGCTCGCTCAGAGTCAATTATTGACTGAACTCTATCGTAAACCCCATTCGTAATGTGGTCGTTGATAATAGAAATTATCTCTGGGTTATCTGATATTAATTTCTTACTTTCACCATCCCATTCTTTAGATAAAACGTTAATAGTTTTACTAAAGGAAGGTGAATCTTTAATCTCATCTAACACCTGATTTAACTTAAATTCCTTATCAGATACTTCGTAGTCAGTAGGTTTGTAATCCACTTCTTTATCAGTATCTATATCTAACGGATCAATGCCACTTTCTTTAATTAACTTAGTAATCGCTGCTGGGTTCTTTTTAGATAAGTCAATTAGGTTATTCAATTTATTACGATCTAATAACCCTTCCTTTTCTAACATGCTTACAATCTTAAGATTAGGATTTAAAGCCTGCATCTTTTGATTATAGTCAGCACCCTTTTGCATTAACGAAATAGCATCATCGATATTATCAACTTGCATCATTCGCTTACTAGCCTTAAACGGTGACATAATCCGTTTATATGCACCCTCAAAATCTACTCTGGCAGTTTCTTGAGTATCCTCATTCGTTTCAGCCGTTTTGGTATTTGTAGTTACATCTGTATCCTGAGACTCTGGATCTGTATCATCATTTGGCGTTTCGTCCTTCTTTTGAGTATCCTCAAAAGGGTCGGTTACTTCGTCACCTGAATCATCTTCTTCAGCTTCATCGGTGTTACTTTCGGACGCTTCAATTTCTTGAGTGGTGTCCTCATTCGCTACAACTTCGGGAGTTTGCTCTCCTTCTGCTTCAGCAATCTGGTTAGTTGCTTGAATTTCTAGATCTTTATCTAGTTCTTCTTCAAGCATACTTAAATCTTGTTTTAGGAATTCCTCGTCATCCATTCCTAGTGCGTTATCTAATGCCATTATGCTAGTCCCTCCTGTAGAATATTTGCTTTAGTTTCTTCATCTTCAACAACTTGTTGTTCAGCTTGTATTCCACGGGATAGTACACTGTCGAAAAACTTCGCTAGTGAACCGATACCATAAATCATCTTATCGATAACTATTTGCTGCTCTTCAGTTAAGTTAGAGCTTTTAGCCATAACTAGTCTCGCAGCTTCTTCCTTAAAGTAATATTCAATTACTACTTTTTTAAAGTCTTTACTTTTTTGTAGTTTAACTAAACTATTCTTTACATCTACAAAATGCTTTGACTCTGTCATATTACTTTCTAATACTTCTAATTGTTCTTCCATGTTCATCGTGTGTCCTCATAGTGAGATTAAAACAAGTAAAGTTACTTTTTCGTGATTATATCACGACTTTTAAACATTACCCTCCATTTACTCTAGCTATTCTTTATTATTTCTATTCTCTCTCTTACAGAGATAACCAGTGTTTACAACATACTATCATACTAAAGTTGATTAGTATACGAATTTAATCCGTCTAAAGCTTTATCTTCTAAGCTCTTACTTCTATCAAACATTTTTTTCTCCATCTCTTGTGCATGAGATAACTTCATTTTCTCTTCTTCGTTAGATTCATTTACACTGGACTCTTGCTCTACAAAAGTAAGATCATCCAAGTCTGACTTACTATGCATATTTCTAGCTTTAGCCTGCTCAGTAGCAGTCTTAGCTTGCTTAAGACCCACATCAACTTGATTCTCTTGAGCTTTAGCAGTTTCATTAGCAATCTGTGCTTGTAACAATTGCATTTCAAGCTGTTGCATCTGCTGAGCCATAGGATCAGGTTGAGGTTGATACTCTTTAATTTTTTGAGCTAACTCTGGCATCTTACGTAATCTAGCAATATCAGCTAGTATCATCTGAGACATAGATGGATCCATGTTATTACCCATAGTCTGTAACATAAAACTAAGTTCCTGAGCTTTTTGATCATCTGCTTCTGCAGTAGAGATATTTATTTTAATATCATATCTCCCATTTAAATCATCTCGAGAAATATCGATAAACTCTTCATTAGTAATACGAATCACTTCTTGGTCATTTAAAAACTCAGCATTCATAGCCATTATCTTACGACCTACTTCTTTCATACCATCAGCTAGTCTACGCAAGATACCTAATTCACGTTTAGATGTAGCATCTAATGCCGATCTAATACCAGTAGCTGTTGCACCTAATGCTTGACCACTAATACCACTTGTAAATGCTTTAATACCTGTAAGAGACTCAGCTTCGTTATTCTGAAGAGTTAACATGTTAAGTGCACTACCAGGAATCTCTGGATAAACTTCCATATGGAAAGCTTGTCTAGGATCTACATTAGAGTTGAATTTATAATCTTCCCCTCTTTCAAACTTACGTGCGTTAGTAACATCTAATGCATCTTTTCTAGTACCTTGTTGTCCATTAGCACTTCTACCGATAATATCGATCATACCACGAGTTACAGCTCCGATAATCTTCTGGTTATCTTCTAATAGAGCTCCATCAGGTTCACCATATACAGCTTTACGTTTAGGTAAGTATTGAACTAATACAAAAGGTAATTTCCTATCTGGGAAAGGATTCTCTTCCATTCTGATAAGAGTATCTCCTACCCATGTAGCTACAAAAGGTTCTACCTCACCTGTACCATTAATATCCCAGTATCCCCAGTACTCGTGTGCTACCACTTTCTTACGGGGTTCATCTTTAAATGTAAAGTTAGAATCATCACTAACTGCATGATCTGGTTGAGATAAAGCACCAGCACTATCATAATTTAAATAATCTAAATTCGAATATCTACCGTCTTTCTGTAGTTGAGATTTACTAGTCTCGAAACTATAGATAATAAATTCAGCTTTATCTAAATTACCATTACATGTAGGATCGATAATTACATTGTTGTAATCACAGATTTCTAAAGTAGGCTTATTGTTAATAATCTTAGTTTCAACTTCTGTATGTGTTCCAACTTGTACAGGCATTACAGGTGTACCTTGCTGCATTGTTAATAGATGCGCTTGTTGTACTTCTGGTGGTACTTCCTGCTGAAATTTCTCAGGACTCTCCTGCATCATAGTATGCAACTGTTGGTGAACTTCTCCCGATTCAGGAGCAGCTTTGAATTCAAAATCAGGGACTTCTACATCTACTTCTTCATCCTTATACTCCCATCCGATTCTTACAACAGCTGTACCTTCATCTACAGCAGTACGGATAAATTCATCTATAAACTTTACTTTATCTATCTTAGTATTTATCTGGTGGTTAAGTACTAATCCACTTTGATATGCAGCTGCCTTATCTTCGAATGTAACAGGAGCAGTATTAAATAAATCATCTGTAGAAAGGAAAGGTTCACTTAAAGAAGAGTATCTCCACTCTGCTTGTTTACGAATAAGCTTAGGTACAATTTTAGATCTACCATTTTTAGCTTTAATAGTCTGATCACCACGTAAGCTACTTAACCATTTGTCTACATCTACAACGTGTGATGTATGCGAAGATTGTGCTTCAGTATAATCTTGTTTGAGTTCCTCTAACTTAGGAGGATTTTCCCAATCAGTTAAATCCTTTTCATCAGGAGCTTCTATATTTGTTTTTAGTTTATTATCTTTTATGCCCATTTTCATTCATCCGTAGGGTGTGTAAATTTACTATTATCTATTTTAAAAATAGATAAACCATTTAGTTCTTGGGAATACTCTATCTGACCTGGAAATATGTCTGTAACCCCATCTAAGAATAGTGAACAATATACGTCTCTACTCTTTACAATATTATTAAAAAAGTATATTAAAGCTTTAGATAGATCAATTCTAGCAGAAGTATTAGGAGCACACAAGATTGACGCAATTAAGTACGCACTTATATCCTTCCTGTATTGATATACTAAAATAGCTTCTCCTTTCTGTAATAAGGTAGCTGAAGTAAATAGTATTCCATCATCAGTTACTGCCATTTATAGTCTCCACAAGAGCAGCTGAGAACACATTACCCATACCCGCACCTAAACTAAGGAATGTACCACCTACTTCCTTTATAGCTAAGTGCATTTCTACAGCCGTGCTAGGTCCCATTATATGGCCTATTCTACTTTTATAGTTGATTGTTTTAATATTTCCTAATAATTCATTAATACTCTTCTCTTCTATCTGATTATCTTTAGAGTATGTAGAGTGAGACTTCACATACTCTATTGTTGGTAATTCTTTTAAATCTATTATACTATTAATAACTTTTCTATACCCTTCACCTGTACTAGCTATACCTAGTGGGTTATTGTAGTGTTCAGCTACAATTGAAATAGCATGCAGTTTAGCTATAGGACTGTTACCTGTTACTTTTAATGATTCTTCAGATTCTAGTACAGTAATGTTAGCTCCCTGACCTAATCTAAACTTAAGAATACCTTTACCTTCTTCTTTATCTAATAAACAAAGATGATTCTCTCCGAAGAAGTGCATGTATTCTTCACTAGCACCGTTATCACTAGCTACAACAATAACCCTATCTAAAATACCTGCTTTTATTAGATTATTGGCTTGGAATAGTGCTGCATGTGCAGAGATACAAGATGTAGAATCTGTAGATACAAAGTCAGTACCACCTAACTTATTAGCTAGTTGTCCTGCATATATCTGAGTCATACCTAAAGGAAGAATCCTATGTCTAGGGTACTTATCTGTTAAAGGTATAGTAGTTCCATATCCTGTCCATACAGAACCTCCAGTTGATAGTATTAATCCTATCTTTCCGGGGTATGAAGTCAGCTTACATAAGTATTCTTTAGATGCTTTACTAGCACCCTCAGTTCCATTTAATAGATACTCAATAAACTCAGAAGGTAATACTTTAGTTCCTAAAGATACTCTAAGTCCTCCATCAGACACCTGATGAATATTCTGAGGATACGGTATGTAATCTATCAGAGTAGTGTCTTCAGAATATAGAGAATTTAAATGAGTGATATACATATTACTTTAATACTGACCTAACAGCATTATCTAACTCTTCTTTTGTATAGCACTTAGTTTGATACTTTTTAACAAAGGCAACTATACTGTGTCCATCAATTACTTCATGTTCTACCATGAATTTCTTACCATCTTCTTCTGAAATACCGAAAGAGATGTCTAACCACATGAACATCATCATAATACCTAGACTATCTAAACTAGTCTCTGTTACTAATTGATCTAAAGAAGTAATAGGTGTGAAGTTTTCCATACTAGATGTACTTTCATACTCACTTAGTTTATTTATAAGTTCAATAAATTCTTCATCTGTAATTGTATTAGAATGCATACACTGCCCCTTTCATAACCATCGCATGTGTAGCTAATAGAGGGATTATAAATCCTGCCCAACCAGCCCATCTCCATGTTTTATTTAACTTCCAGTATTCTTCTGGTATTTCTTCAACTGTATTGATACCTCTCAGTAATTTACGTTGTTTTTTCTGTATAGGACGTAATATCCCTACCCATACAATGTAAGTAAGTATCCAGTAAGCTACTCCTAAATGTACCCATAAGGTACTTATTAGTTCTGGTGTACTATGTAATATTAAAGAACCTGTAACGAATACTAAGGTACCAGCTATGCTATAGAATAGTGTATCTGACTTACCCATATAATCAGATACAAAGCGTACAGCATTAATACTATTAGATTCTATAGCTTTACATCTCCACCAAGGAGTAATTATTGTATTAGCTGCAAA